CATGCTTTTTGCCATGAATCTCAGACCAAATCTTGACCAGTTTAGAATGCAAGTCGGGGATAAGAGTACAACCTTTTCTTCTCAGAAATTCGATGTCATACATGGTTTTATCCCATTTGATGTTCCATTGAGCGTGTGATACTTTTAACGTATACAGCACATTAGGGTCAGCAAATGTAGAATCTTTATTGATACTGATTAGGTATTCTGCTGCATCATGCCATTGTGAATCTACTACACAGACATTGCTTACATTTCCAGATATCTTTGCTGGAGTAAGAATATCAATATCTGTTGGTACACGAGCATCTGGAAACCAATGCTTAACTGCAACGCTGCCGATTATTAACCAGTTCACTGTTTTATCATCGCCAAAGCGGCTTCTAATTCTTGAATACGGAGTAACAAAGGCTCGGCATATTCATGCATTTGATCTTCAGAGTAGGCTTCTTGCGAAGAAATCCATCCTTCCGAGTAACCGTCTGACTCAAATGCGACATAGCCTAAAGAATCTGGGAGTTGAGGATAAACAAGTTCAGTCATAATAATTCCGTATTGATAAGTTATTATATCACACCCGAGAATAAAAGTAAAACTGAGGAGAGCATCGGACTCGAACCGAAACCTGTTGCCAGATCGAACTTCTTAGCAGGAAGCCTCAGTCCCCGACTGATTTACTCTCCAAAATTGGTAGTGGCAATGGGACTCGAACCCACGATCTGTTACATATGAAGAAACTGCATTTGCCGCTATGCTATGCTACTAAAGCTGGTGCCCAGGATGGGAGTCGAACCCACAAAAACAACTGATTTTGAATCAGTCCGCGATACCAAATAGCGTACCTGGGCATAATAAAATTGGTCCCACTTATGAAATCGAACCTGCAATCCCTTGCTTCGTAGGCAAGTGCATTATTCAGTTGTGCTACGGTCGCAAAAAATTTCCAACAGCCGGTAGTGATCCGATGACACCTTCACGATTGGCATCTCACTGCTGTCCCCTCGTCAAGGGAGGGTTAGGAATAAAGTGGCGGGAGAAGGCCAATGTATAAGTTATCTGCCGAGCATCGATTTTACCCTGAGCTCGGATATCCTCCTAGCCCAGAACACCGACCGCTAAGAAGGCTCGTTAGGATAGTACATGTACTAAGATAAACTAAATTGGAGGAGAATAATAGACTCGAACTATCACCTATTCCTAGATGGGACGGTTTTCAAGACCGTTTAGCGCCCCGCGCCCCTATCCTCCATATTCATTTGTAGAGACTCTGTTCGGATATAAGCATAATGGCGGGGACCATCATAGCCGTTCCCTTCCCCAAAGCGCCTTCGGCAATCCGCTTTTAGGGGCGGCCCGTTGGCGTCCGTAGAGTCTCAACAAATGAATTCCCCTTCGGGATCCATTAGATTCCATTCACAAACCTTGACCGAGGTTGCAAGTGTTTGAAATTACCTGGTGCATGATAACCACCATGCTTCTCCGTCTTACGGGAGCTATGTCTCTATGTACCATTTTTCTGTATCCTACCGAATATACTTGTCTCCTAGGGCAGAGACACGCTGCAGGCGCAATATTCTTTCCGCAAGCAAGATACAGAAAAATGGTAGTTCCTAACAGAATCGAACTGTTGTATCCCACGTGTAAGGAGGGTGTTCTACCATTAAACTAAGGAACCAAATATTTGCAAATTATAAAGATTCAATATGGTATAGGCTGATGTCTGATAAACTCATCTGGGATTTGAACCCAGTCTTCTACCCGTCGCGGGTTTGCGTGCAATCCAATACACCTATGAGACATTGTCTTAGTACCGCGGCAACGGAGTTTAACAAAGTCAGAATACAGACCACTGACGATTGCCGTCAATCAGCCTATACCACACTAAATTTTAAAGATCTTCTGAAGTAACACCCGATCATGTTCTTCGTCTGGGTACTGTTTTATCCCCCTCGGTATATGTCTATTATAACACAGACTAGAATAAAAGTAAACTCAAACTTGATTCCAGATGTCGCTTTGTTCGATCTCAATCCGATCAACGGTATCTTCGAGGATTTTCTTTGTCGAAAACAGATCAGCACTGAGTGCTCCCATTTCGTCAAGTTGACTAAAGGCTTCGATTGCCGAGGCAATTTTGAATTTAGCGCGTTCCATGAGGGAGATGGCGAAGCGTTGTTGTTGGGTGAGGTTTTTTGTGTTCATAAGTTATTATAACATACCTAGGAATAAAAGTAAAACTTAGTCTTTTGGACTCTCAAGCTCCTTGCGGAAGGCATCAGCCCAACTTCGTGCAGCTCTGAGCAAAAGCTTTTGCTCATCCTCAGACATGAGACCGAAGCCGTGATTAAATGTTAAGCAGACACTTGCGAGTTGTTGGTCTGTAAAGTTAAACATCTCATTATACACTTTAGATACGATCATAATAATCCTAAGTTAAAAATGGCAGCTGGCTTGGGAATCGAACCCAATCACCTACTTTCAAAGAGTAGTATCTGCTCCAATCGATTTGCCCGCAATAATATATATGGCACACCACCGAGGTAATGATCCACTATGAATATCTTGTGTGACAGGTAAGCGACCACTCCATGCAGTCCCTATTCGCTTATTAATGGAAATCCGTATCGGAACCGCCCCGATCTAATTGGTTTTGCAGACCAGTGCCTTAACTTCTCGGTCAACGGATTAAAAATGGTGCCGGATGGGTGAATCAAACACCCTCTGATTTCTCGACTGCTTACAAAACAGTTGCCATCTCAATAGGCGAATCCGGCGAAGTTGATAATGTATAAATGGAGCCTTGTTCCGGAATCAAACCGGATACGTCTGAGTGGAAGTCAGAAATGTAATCGCCAACACTTACAAGGCTTAAATAGGGCAGATTTTGAGAATCGAACTCATCTTTTATAGCAACCAGCGTCTGCATATTAAGGGTTGCGGGAACCGGTTACGCTCCGATCTCGATAGAGCTTATGAGACTCTTCGGGTCACTAGACCTTCCCGCGCAATTTAGTGGTGGAGGATATCGGTACCGCCCCGATCAAAGATTGCATGCAAAGCATTCTTGAGCCCTTGCTCATCCCCCGAATTCTTGCTGGTTAATTTATATCGACGCCAACCATCAAAGGCGCCATTGTCTTGGTATTCCCGAAGGGTATCGATCCCTCTTTCCGAATTGAAAGTACGGCGTCCTAGCCACTAGACGACGGGAATAAATTTGGTCAACAAGTGTGGAATTTAACCACCTAATCTGACAGCATTAGGGTCAGTCCGAAAACATTTCGGGTCATGTTGTAATTCCTGGGGTGACTAACCAGACTCGCACTGGCTAATATACTGTGTCACAGACAGTAGGCTCGACTACTTCGCTTTTAGTCACCATAAACATTGGCTCCCCCAGCTGGATTCGAACCAGCGTACCGTTCTAGACGGGCTACAACGCATTAACAGTGCGTCCTCATACCACTTGAGCACAGGGGAACAATACTAACTTTCAAAGTTCTCTGTCTGGGTAGCAAGATTTGAACTTGCAGCCTCCCACTTCCAAGGCGGGCCGTCTACCAGGTTGACAATATACCCAGACAGAGAACTCTAAAAATTGGTACCCTCGGCTGGATTCGAACCTGCACGACCTTCGTTCTAAGCGAAGTACCTCATACCAATTGGGTTACGAGGGCATATTTGGCATTGCGTACGGGGCTCGAGCCCGTCTACGCAGCGTGAAGGCTGCTGACCTCCCCGAAGTCGAAAGCGATAAATTTGGTGGGCTAGGTCGGGAGTTAAACCCGACAAGGTCGATCCTCCGATATAAAATCAGTGCCGATGCTTTCTCATTAAGCTACTAACCCAAAATCTGTGCTAGGTGGCCAAGCCTAGCTAGAATAAACCTAGCTCTTTCAAGCATCTAGTCTCACCAGGGACTTTTCGTTTAATCTAATTTGGTGTTGTAATCCAGAGTCGAACTTGGTACCTTCCCCTGTTGTGGGGATTGCTCTAACCGTTGAGCTATATACAACATATTTGGTGGTCCCCCGAGGTTATAATCCTCTCGTCCAATCACCCACTTATTTTTAGACGGCAGTTTTACAGACTGCTAGCGGGAAAGGAGACCAAATTTCTATTCTAAAATACACAAGCATAACCGATATATTTTAGAATAGAATGACCATATTTTTCAATAGTCATTCTGTCCAGGTTCAGGAAATCCCCCGAAAGAGATTTCCTTACTACTGTAAGTTTTATAATTAAGTTTTTAAAGATCTCTGAAGTAACACACGATCATGTTCTTCATCTTGGATTCTTTTTAATCCCCGATGTGTCTATTATAACACATCTAGTAATAAAAGTAAAACCCTTGGAAAGGTTGGTTCAAATCTGGTGACTAAATGCCAGGACTAAACCAATCTTTCTAAAAATTCTTCCGTTTCCCTCTTGGTATGTGTTTATTATAACACATCTAGTAATAAAAGTAAAACCCCCGGGTCCTGTGGATTCCGGGGGTCTGAAGTTGATCTTAGATCTGGTTCAGGTACCCGGAAGTCCGGTCTCATAATGTTGTGTATTGATACTTGCCGGTGCCCACACGATGGACGGCTGATTGCCGATCGCATCAAACCCGCGGAGGCATGCGGCCACCGATAAGGGTTTTGTGTGTTTCATCGATTCAAGTTTCATACAATTTTCTATCTAAATCTCTTTGTTATTACCACTTATTTATACATCTAAAACTTCGGGTTCTAGAAAAACTTATCAGGTAGTACCGTGGAATCGAACCACATACCCAGCCCGGCGGGTAACAACCATGTTACGGTGATCAGCCGTTATACTACCTGATAAATCATCCTAAGTTTCTATTATAACATATTCAACATTAAAAGTAAAAAACATTTTTGTGTGGTAGCGAAAGGATTTGAACCTTTCTCACCCGTCCGCGTTAGACGGATCGATATGCTCCTCCAGTAAGAATTTTATCCGGTGTACTTTCGGAATTCTTACTAGACTTTTTGATTGCCTCTCCAAGAGGCTACCACACAAAAATATTTTATTATCTAACCGTTCCCTGAACATAAGTTATTATAACACATCCAACAATAAAAGTAAAGATTGAGTAGCTGGAACTTATGACCAGTCCCACTCTTTTCTAAAATTCTTGAAGGAATACACGGCGCCAAGTCTATGCCATTTGGGCTAAAACCTAGCTTCTGCCCTTCTTGCAGTTTTCCCGCTAATAACTTTCCTTACCCTACTTCCTCTCGTATACGTTGGGTTTCACCCAAAGACCAGGAGGTCAACCTGGCTCGGTTTCCATCTACTCTAGTACTTGTTGTTATCTTAGTTTCTATACCCACATAATCTATAATATGAGTAAATGTTAAAGTTTACATATCATGCCTCTTTATGATGTTGAGAAGAATTATCTGGTTGAAGATTTATTATAACACAGGTGAGAATAAAAGTAAACCTTACACAAGTTCTGCTTCAAAAATCTCTGCGGCAGCACTATCATAAAGCTGGTTGTCGATGATCTGACCACCGTAGCATACTGCATACAACTCGGCACAAGCCTGGACCGTAAATTTCATGACTTTGCCGCTGGAAGTGATAAGAATATACATTTTATGTTTCCGTGTTGATAAGTTATTATACCACAAGCAAGAATAAAAGTAAAATCATGTGTGAGCGTCGACTGTACACTGTCTAGGTTACCATCGGCTGAAGCATGGACCCGCTTAGACAGCGACTAAGACTGTCCTAGGTATGCCTCAAGAGTACTAGTCGACCACACAAGAAAGCATGGTGACATTACGAACAACCAACAACTGGGGAACATAATCTATTATATCCACCAAATCTGGCTAGAGAAATAAACATGCATCTACTTAGTGTAACTCTTTGTACATAAAAGTTTAAATTTTTAGCGTATTAACTCTAGCCACTTTATCTGTTTATGTTCTTTTACTTCGGCCATAAAAATATTATCTGCGTAGTATGTTTTGGTTTCGCCATTTGCTATTACCACTTTCCAATAACCAGTGGGAATAGGAACCGCACCAAGCATGTAAGGTGGATCTTTAGAGTAAATTGGGATGGTAACAACGAATACATCCAAAGTTGATGCATAGAAAATATCTCTAATGTTATTCTCTAAAACCTTCCTAGCCCTTCTATTCAGGGTTGGTACTTGCGGTGTCATATTTGTTAGAACAAATGTAGCGCGCTGTTCATTCATTGTTGAAGCATTTGCTGATGATGCCAGATGACCACGATCATAACCAGATGCAACGTAATCAGCATTCTCAGGACTATTTTTAATTCGAGAATCTTGTCTAAAAGAATTTACTCTCTCAATTTTACCAACAGCGGTCCCCTGTTTTAATCTTTCTGAAACAAATCTTGGCCTAGAATTGGCCTCATCGTATGAAATTACAAAGAATATATTACATAGTTCAGTCGACTGCTTATGCTTTTTCAGCCCAGCAGCGTATAGCTCTGGGCATGAAGCATATGAAACCGAAGAGAAAAATGCCAATGCAAGCAAAACTCTCTTCACTATTTAAGCCCTTTCTAATTTACCAGAATTAGAAA